TGTAGCAGCATCTCAGTCAAATCGTCTAGGTCGTCAAACATGTCAAGCGCTTGCTGGAATAGTTCTCTGTCACGATCTGAGACTGCAATAGTTTTAGCCTTATTAACAGCCGCAACAGCTTGCTTAGCATTTTCTGAAACAGTCCTAGGGATTGGCACGTAGCCTCGCATCTCCCTGTTCAAAGTAATCCTACGCTCGCGAGTTGTTGTGCCACCCCAAATGCCGTCAGCCTCTTCTTCGTAAGCCATTTGCAAACAGTCTGCAATTACTGGGCACAAAGCGCATATGGCTTTGGCTTTCTTGATTAGCTCCCAGTCCGGTTCATCTTCATCGTCCGAGAAGAACATGTCTGGGTCTTCATTCAGGCATGTAGCCTGCTTGATATCAAAAGACATTAAAGCTTACTTCTATAACTTGGGTGAGCAACTTGGCTAATCAGCTCTGGCTTGAAGCCAGCCCAGGTTACAAGGTTAGTAACAACCACAGGCGCAGCCATGTAGCCTTCAGCTTTAAACTGCTCAAGAAGTTCTGGCACAGTTGACAGGTCGATGCTCTCGTATTCGATACCGCGCTTGTCAAACTGTTTCTTGGTCATGTCGCACTGGACACAGTTAGGGTTTGTATAAATTTTAATCATTAGTTTCCTCCAAAGTGCTTACTGATTGTTGATTGGGCCACGCCTGTAAGCCGCGAGACCATGTTCTGTGAAGTTCCGTTATCCACAGCGTTCTTGATATTGCTATAGGCGATACGTCCGTTGTGCTTCAGGAACAACACTTCGCGCAAGTCTTCAAGCGTGTCGGGATTTAGCCGGCCACCGCTCTTAGTGCTTTTGCGAGTGTATCCTCCGATGGTAGCATAACTTACACGCTTTTTGCAAATCGCTTCAAGCTGGCGGTTCGAGAAGATCTCGTATTCCGCGAGCGCCTGAATCTGCTCTATCAATAGATTGCGGTCTACCTTTAGAGCGTTGTCTCGAATCCAGATAGCCAGGTTAATTGCTTGTAGATTTAGTATTGAATTCATCGTGATGTAACCTCCAAAAAGTTTCTCATGTTCTCTGTTCTAACGACCATGCGGCCCTGTGATTTAAGTGCGTCAACCATTTCGTCGAACTCACGCTTACGCTTGTTACCGAACTTCTTGTAAGCGTCTTCATAACGCATACGTCCACCCTTAGTAACAAGTAGAGCTTCAAGTTCATCAACTTCACGTTGCCACTCTGATGCCGAGATTGAGTCAGCCATGCGAACAAGGTTCTTAAACCACTGCTCTGCATAGTGAACAGCCACAAGGACATGCTTCTCTTCCACTTCATCAGACTTGTCATACATTGCGATAAGCACTGCACACTTCCAGATCGATAGTGCTAGGCGCTGACGCGATGGCTCAATCGATTCTTCGTTAGGGTGGCCCTGGGAGTAGTTCCCCATGTCCCACTTGAACTTGTTGAAGCGAGCTAGCGCATCGTCAGTCATACGGACTGGGCGTGGGAAAGGCGCACCTTTCTTCTGCCAATACAAAGTGCTGTCATACAGTGTGCGCACGATGGCTTCCATCTCGTCATCCTGCTTAAGCACTTCTACTTCAGCAGACTGCTCAATGGCTTCACTCTCGAATGTGCGCTCTGGTGAATCAGCAATCACATAAATGAAACGAGCCAAGAAACCGGAACGGAAATAGTCCACAGTTAGAATCTCAGCAACCTTGCTAGTGATACCCATCAGATACATTAGGAAGTTTGTTTCAGCTCGTTCCGACTGGACAGCCTTGACACCAGAAGCCGCACCAGTGGCACGAATAACCACAGGAACATGTCCGTCGTAAAGTTCAGTGAACTGGTCTGCAGCCGCGGCCATGTAAGTTTTGGTCACGAACTCCTTAAACATACCCTGGACTTCATCGCGGTGGAACAGCGAGGTCAGCTTGTCGCGACCTGCCAAGTGCTTTACTAAACCTTCAGCAGTGACGTTAGAGCCGATATCGATCTGGTAGCCAGCAAACTTTTCAAACGAACGGAGTGTGCGTAGCATTAGCTGGCGCGAAGTTGACTTACGCGACAGAGTAGTTTCACCCAACAGCATGAACCAAAGGTTCAGACCAAGCTTGCCATACTTTGGCGTAGCGTAACCAATGTCCGAGAAACAGGTTGAAAGTAAAGTAAACGCACTAGCAATCTGGTATTCGACAGCACCATCAGTCTTCTTGCGAGCCCAGTTCACATACCTGTCGATAAAGGTTTCTGTGTTCGACACAATAGCGCGCTCTTCATCAGTGAGCAGACTGATTGGTTTCTCAACAGGAACATCATCAATGTAGATTGGTTCTACACTCTCAACCTCGGCAGGCACTTGGAAAGTTTGCTGGGCGCGCTGAATCTCACGCCACAGGTCGCCGTCCGGGTCAGAACGCTTTGGGCGGTCTGGTCTACGATACTTGTTACAACGAGCGTGTTTAGCGACAGCAAACACTTCGTCAATAGTCAAACCTTGACGGAAGAGTTCTAGCTCAAGCTTCCAAAGCATGCGAGAGTAGTCTGCGTTCGGGCCAGGCTCGTCCATGAACAAAGACAACACTTCCGTATTGCTTTTGATCTTGCCAAGAATGCCCATAACGTCTGGGGTAATCTCCGGCATTGGCGCGAGTGACGGCTCTAGCACTGCATCAACTTTAACGTCAGCATAAGCTGCTTCAACTTCTTCAAGCTTATAAACAAGCCCAGTGTTAGTTGCCTCTACAACCTGTGCATCACCATACTTGGTGTTGCGTGAGTTAGGCACACGAAGAAGCTTGGTAGGGTTCCAGCCTGAAAGGTCACAGCCTTGGTCTTTGTGTCCGTAAGCAACCTGCTTGCTAGCCATTGCTACGCGGTGCGGGTCAGCTTCAGCATCCAGAATCCAGTATGCATGCCAACGACCCTCAGAAGTCTTGACAATGATTGACGGCTGTAGACGGAAGTTCTTTGGGTCGCAAGTGTCAGCATCCGAATACACAGCGGACACGCTCTTAGCGTTCTCGCGGATACGGCGAGTTTCATAAAACAGGATTGGCGAGAAGTAAACGTCCTCGTTCTCAAACTGTTTTGCGTAAGCAGCCATGGCATCGATCTCGTCAGGGTAGCTGAAAAACTTTTGGACTGTAGGGTTGCCACTACCATCCTTAGTTACGATTGTCGCATACCCTGCGCCAGTGCCTAAGACTGTTTCAAAAAAATCTATTGCTTGCATCATACCTCCTATTGTAATACTTCTCCTTGTAACGCTGGGACAGCAGGGATCGAACCTGCGACATTTCGATTAACAGTCGAACGCTCTGCCATCTGAGCTATGTCCCAAAGTGGCCCCTTTTTAGACAGGGGGGCCAACCTGTTACCAATGAACAAATAACCAAATAAGAAATCAATCTTACCTTAATGTGCGAACCACCACACATCGTGGGTAGTCAGGACTCGCACCTGAAGCATTCTCAATATAACCCAGAAGGGACTGACTGCTACCCTGGTCGTTTTGCACCGCAGGAGACCAAACCTTGTCTAGGCGTCCCTAGACCATAAACATCTAACCTTACGATTAGAGTAACCCACCGAACTGTGGGCTTCTGCACCCCTATGGGTGCATAGTGGATCTGCTGGGAATCGAACCCAGGTCCTGTGCACTTCCGTATACGGCTTTAAGCACAGTCGAAACCATCCAGACCCTTACTGGGAGAGTGGCAACGCCCAGCACGTCAGAGTAATTACCTCACCAGCCTGCGCATAGAGAGTGATCGATATACTCTATGCTCAACTGAGCCCTGAGCCACCTATCAGACTCGAACTGATAACATCCGCGTTACAAAGGCGGCGCTCTACCATTGGAGCTAAGGTGGCAGTTGTCGTTCGTGGAACATGGTTCGTCTCCCAAGAGATTCCCAACGACTCTATCCTCCTAGACGGTCACCTACATGGTCTCAGCCTGAACGCTTACCCAACTCAGTTACTATCGATGCCGCCAGTGAAGGCTTCGGAGGTAGTAGCAGTCACGAGAGTTATTCAGACCCTCGTCTTACGTGCCCCGGTCGAGAATCGAACTCGAACTATACAGGCCAAGGAGAAGAGCCTGAATTCCACCAGTGGGGGCGTGTGAGCAGTTTTAAACCATGCTCAGGGTTGCCCATTAAGCCCAGGGACTGCCGACAGAGCCAGTTGGGATTGCGCCCATGCCCTTTAGCAACTCGTCAGTGCTTGATGCAGCGCCAGTGAAACCACCGACATTGTTCTCGTCTTCACCAGAAACGCTGTTAGCTACAACCGCAACCTTAGCGCCTAGTGCCTTACCGAGAAGTTCAGTAACATCAGGAACCTGGAAAGTGCCAGCCTCCATGTCATAACCAAGAGCCTCAAAGAAAGCCTTAGTCTTCCAGAAAGCCTTACCAGTGTAAAGCGGAACGAAAGTGAACAGACGGCGGTTCTCGAACTGACCCTCAGATACACGCAACTGAATCTTCAGCTGAGGCTTGCCGGCGTTCTCGCCGTTCTTCACAGGAACAAGTTCCGCGGTGAAGATGGTGGTTGCATAAGTTCCCTTTGGAATCGGGTCATATGAACCAGAGCTGGTCGACGCTAGATCGTCGTTTGAAATGTTAATGTTAATGCTTGTCATTATTTACCTCCTACGGTGTTGATTGCATCAATGATTTTCTTGATGCTTGGTGCATAAAGCTTTGGACCAAGACCAAAGCGGTTTCCGGTGACGAATCGATCGGAAGACTGCAAGTATAACACACGCTGCATGCCATCCTCAGTCTTTTCGCTCGTCATGTATCCAATAATGTCTGGAATCGCTGGGAGAGTCCCCTTAGATGAACCAGGTAGCATTGGAATAGTTTTGACAGCTCCAGTGTTCTCGTCCTTGTCATCCTGTGCATGGGTGACAATGATCGACAGGAACGGTGCGCCATGGAATGCACGAATGAAATCATTCGTCCAGTTCTTCAGGTCGCCCCAACGGCCAAACTTGTTGTTCTTGTTCTCCGGCTTTTCGCCAAAGAACTTCTCAGCACGATCCATAGCCACGCCAAGTGTGTCGACAATAACTGTCTTGTATTTGTGTGGCTGTGAAACTAATGCAGAGATGGTTGCCTGAAACTTTTCGTGGCTGTCAACTTCAACAACATCCACATCTTTCCAGTCTCGGGCAATAGCGGATGAACCACCCTCAGTGTCAATCACCAATACTGGTGATAGTGCCTCGACTTCAGCCGCGGATGCGGCGAACCAAGACTTGCCTCGCTTAGGGTCTCCGTAAACCAAAATAGTTTTTGGTGTGTTGAGAGCCTCAGCTTTTTTGATTGCCGATTGAAACGGCAGTGCTGGGAATTCAGTCATTCTATCTTCCTCCTTATTTTCCTTGTTTTGAAAGCTTATCACATACCTGTGACATTTATAGCATTTCTTTTAGTTGTTCTCTCAGAGCGGAATGGTTCTTAATTGCTCTGAAAGTTGTTACTACACCGGCGATACCGAAGTAAACACCTAGTCCTACCAGTATAAGCGTTTTCTTTTCGTCTGTCAAATCGAGACCAACATTGAAAAGAAAAGCTGCTATTAGGAATCTTAGCACAATTATGGGTGTTACCGCAACCCAGAAAGTCATGCTCAATCTTCCCAGCGTGGGGAGCTGTTTGTTATCCATCGATACCATCCATAACCTTACAGTTGAAACACATTGGGTCACGCTCAAAGTCTTCAAGGTCGCGCCCTGATGAAACATCTTTCCAAATACGCTCCAAGCGATCCCACATAGACTGTGCGAACTCTTCATCATAAGGGAAAGTGTAAGTCCACACATCCGGGTCGTAAGAGCCGTCTCGGTTGATGAACACTAGCGAACACGCATCGATCTCAGTGCCGGACTTGTTCAAGCCCCACGCATAAATCTGTGCCTGTGCGTAATACTTCTTCAACGAGTAAAGCGCCTCAGCTGCCGCCTTAGTGTCTTTGGCGATGCCATCAACAACAGCTTGCAACTGCTTAGACTTATCACGCTTAGAAGTCTTCCAGTCAACCAAGTGTTTGCCATCAACAAGCACAAGGTCAGGCTTAGACTTCACAGTGCCGTAACCCTCAAGCTCACCCAAGATAATTGTTTCCTCAATCTTGGCAGACTTGAACTCTGGGAACTCCTCTAAGTCAGCAGTCTCAATGCGAGCCTCCAAAAACTCATGAGTAGCAGTCCCGATCTTTGCACCCAGGAAGTATTTAAACTCTCCGGCCGGTGCGCCTAGCAACTTCTTTGCCAGGTGGTGTTCACATGGGTCGCTGAAATCTGATGCGCCAACTTTCTTCTGTTGGTCACGCGCAGACTCCTGCTTGAATAGCCCTAGAGCCATGTCTCTAATTCTTGAATCAGCAATCATTTGTAGTCCTCCTCTTCTCCTAATGTAAATAGTGTATCATCTTCTGGCGAAAAGTCAATTCCGCCCCACACTCCCCAACTAATTTCGTCAGCGACTGCGTAATCGTAACAAAGTTTTAGCAACGGACAGCCATAACATAGTTCTTCAGCATCATCCGCTGTAAGATTTTCTTGCTCTGTGTATGACCAGAAATCGTCGCCGCACTTCCTTACTTGTCCATTATCCTCTAATTCAAGCATCTTGTCAAGAAACTTATTTAGAGGCTCTACCGCCTCAGGTTTTACCCCGAGGTCTGGGTAGAGACTATCGTTAAGCTTTCGCCTCTTCGACACTACTTCTGTTCCTCAAAAGCCAATCTCGTAATCTCTTCGGAAGCGAGTAATACAGCGATAGGAGCGCTAGCAGTAATAAGAACCCCAATCCAAGCACGAAAGTCAACAAGACTGCCATTCCAAAATGATAAGGTATGAGCAATATTCGCAACAACTGATACCAAAGCAAAACCAGATAATCCCGCAAGAGTCCTCCAAACCGACTCTCCACGAGCCTTGAATACGATCAATGAAATTGTGTAAGCAAGGATCGCGGCATCAATAAACAAAGCCGGTAACCATTGCAAGTTGACTGGCAACCCAGTCCACGCAGACACCTCATAAATGCCTGTGAATGATACTGCAAATGATGAAATCATCAGGATGCTAACCAAACCAACAGCTGTCGCCAGGACTGGCACAGCATCAGGGTTTAGTCTAGCGCTCTTCTTTTTAGGGGCTTCAACTCTAAGCAGAGCCTCTGCTTGCTTTTCAGCAAATTGTTCTTCTATAGTCATATCTTCCTCTTCCATAAACTCATGTTTAACTGGGTTATATATTGGTTCAAAACCTGTCACTTCATTCCTTAGCATTCTTCAAGTCACCCAATAGTCTTCGATACATCTCAGGAGGCCAAGCAGTGTCCAAGTCATACCTTTCAATGTATTCGATAGCAAGCTTTACACGATACTTCGCGAACTCACCCTCCAAATACTCTGCATACTCTTGCGGTGAATAAGTAGGTGGCGACAGTTTCCGGTCAATCACCCACTGATTGTATGCTTCAAGAAGTGTAAGGTCTACCTCTGTTTTCACAGAAACAATCTCACCAGTTACTTCATCAATGATTTCGTATTCGCTAATCTTCATCACTCCCAATCGCTATAACAATAATGGCACAAATTAGTAGGCCAACAATCCAACCCACAACCTCCATTACTTACCATCCTTAAGCAGCTCAAAGGCTTCAACCTCAGTCATGATACCGGCGCTGTCAAGCTTTTCGATAACACGCAAAAGCTGCTCACGCTTGCCCTGAATCAGCCCACGCTCAAAACCTAGTTCGCTAGCCTTAGCCAAGGCCCAACCCAGGTCGTGTGGGCTCTTAACAGATTCCTCTAAACACTTTGAACACTCTTTAGCAGTTCCGCCAGCGTTATGTTCTTTACAAAAATATATTTCCATTATCTCTCCTAATATTATTTTACTGTAAACCTGCCCACATTTTTGTGACAAGCTAATGTGTCGTCTACTTAACTTTTACCTTATATTTAGCATCATTCATCAAAGCACTGTGAGGAATTTGTAGCACCGCTTTCTTAGCTAAAGCAACAAAGTTTGCCATGTCATAGTTAGACATTTCAAAATCATCATCAACTTCAAACTCGATCACATTCTTCACAGTGACCTTTATGGTCTTGCTCATTTGCTATCTCCCTTGATAAGAGCGATGTTGCTACAAGTCATGCACAATTCTTTAATGTGTTCATCTTTTAAGGTAGGCATCTCAAGGGTTTCATGTTCGCCTTTATCTTCTAGCAGTTTGATAATGCGTGACTGTTCTTCACGCTTGCCTTGTAACTTACCCAAGTCATGTCCTTCGCTGAAGTCGCTCATTTGGTCTCTCCCTCACTCTTGCTCTGTTCAAGGTGTTTGCCTTGGTCAATTAGTTCAGCCAAACGCTCAATCGTCAAACGCATAGGCTCTGACGCTCTGCGACTTCTCAGCCAATCAGTAATTGCTTTGCGTTCATTCATTTGTTCTCTCCCTTGATAAGGTCTACCGCTTTGTGGTAAATGCAGTAGTTGTAACCATCGTCTGTGCCATCACACTCGCAACTATCAGATAACAACGCAATAATGCGTTCCTGCTCTTTCATCCTGATGGCCTCATTGCCCTGGGTAACCTCTAGCAACAAAGTGTTAGGCACAACAGTCACACCTTGAGGGAAACTCAATGGATACTTACTCATTTCTTACCTCCTCTAATTGCGGCATCCAGAATCGCTTTACCTGTTTCACTATGAACACAGTTACGCAACACCTGACGCTTATTTTTTAGTTTGTAACCACTCAAATCTACACCATGCAACACTTGCAACTGTGGAATCTGTGCATCACGCAAGTTCTCAGTCACCTTAGGCAAGTCACCAATCTCAAAGTTCGCCCAATACAAGTGGCGGTTGATTTGCTGAGGGTCAAGGAACGGCTTGTAATACGGAATAACATTCTCAACTACATAAATACCCTTGAAGTTGTGCTGAAGAAACAAAATCTCTTCATACAGGCTCATGTCAGGGTAAACCTGCTTAGTGCCGCGATAACGAACCCCAATGTGAAACCGGAAACGGCTGTGGCTCTGGCAAGGTGGCGACGACCAAATGAAATCAAACTCGTGATAGTGGTCTAACAAAAACTGGTGAGCGTCACCAACGATCACATTGTCATTCGGGTAAAGGTCTTGATAAACCTTAGCGATTGAAGGGTCATACTCAACCGCAGTAACCTCATGTTCGTCACCCCACAAGCGACGATTACCACCAATGCCGGCATACAAATTTAGAATCTTCATTATCTACCATTCTCCTTTTCGCGCAATGATTCATTCATTGCTAACTGTTCACGAACTAACTTAGACAGTTGGCCCTCGTCATAAGTGTCCTCCGCAATAATCTCATACGAAACAACACTACGCTTTTGACCACGCCTGTCAAGTCGACCTGCGGCCTGCTCGTTCATCAGCCTGTTGTCATCCTTAGACAACCACACAACTGTTGAACAAGCCTCCTGCAAGCCGTCCGTTCCCTCACCAATAGCAGAGATAACAGCCACAATGAACTGAACCTTGCCCTCGATGAAAGTTTCCAAAATCTCGTCACGCCGTTTCTGGGTGACAGCACCAGACCACTCTTCAGCCTGATACCCAAGGTTACGCAACCTTGATACTACGACCCTAGCAAACTTTTGCGAGTGTGTCAACACCAACATTTGTTCACCCACAGGACTGTCCGTAATGATTTCACCCAGCTCGTCAAACTTAGACGAACGACAGTTGATATCGAAATCAATCGACCCATCATCAGCGACAGTCGGGACACCCAAAGTAATTTGGCGTAGGCGAACACGCATAGCCACAGGAACATCCACAACCAAAGGGTTGTCGCCAAGCCAGACCAACAAATCTTTTTCCAACTGTTTGTAAATCTTTTTCTGCTCAGGCGACAGCTGCACAACTCGTTCCTCTACTGTCATCTCAGGCAACTGGCCATCAATACCGGCCGGGTGTTCCGGACAGCACTGCTCACGCTTGAGGTGACGGATGTAACAAGGAATGCTTGCAACAATTTCCCCAGGATTTTTTTCTCCATCAGGCACCTTCCCCGCGAAAAAATCGTCGCGGGTTTTTAGGAATTTTCCAACCCAAGCCCAGTAAGACCGGCCAGCCAAGTCAGGGAACACCCACTTCAAAATAGACCACATGCCATCAATGCGGTTACCAGCAATCGTCCCAGACATAGCCAGACGAGCCTCACTCTTCAAAGAGTGCAAAGCAACAGCAGTCTTAGCCTTGCGGTTAGATGCTCGGTGAGCCTCGTCAAAAATAGCCATGTCAACCTTTTTGAAAGCAGACCAACTGAACCTGCGGAAGAACTCTGGACTGATCAAAAACCAACCCGGGCGACCCAACATCAAATCAGCGTAAGCCTGCTTACCATCTTTGGTGCTATTGATGTAACGAACAGTAGCCAAAGGTTCTTGGCGTTTGATAGTGCGCTCCCAAGCCCTCTTGTGCGTTCCCTTAGGGGCGATAACCAAAACGCTAGAAAAGCGCATCTTCTTCGCAACTTCAATAGCAATAAGGGTCTTACCGCCACCAACCTGTGTAGCAACAATACCCGAACCACCATTAGCAACAATCTTGTCAATGTCAGCGAGTTGATACTGATACGGAATTAGTGGCTGCTCCATTAGACCTCCCAGTTTAGTTCAGGGTAAGCCTGCTTGATAACCTTGAACAATTCGTCAGGGTCATTCTCATACACAGGCTTGTCAAAACGCCCACCCTCAACGCCGCACTCAGCAGTTTCGCTGTCAGCAAGCCAACAAGAAATCTCAAGGTTCTCCGTCATAGGCACAACTTCATCAACAATACCCTTTACCCAGTCAACATCGCTCTGGTAGGCTTCAAAATCAATCTCTCGCAAGAAACTGTCATCATCATGGTCATAATACATTATTTGCTCTCCTTGTCTGGTGAATGGCATTCGCATGTGCAAACCAATTCTCCTATGTGTTCAATACATTCTGTGTGATAGTTAGGTGACAAACACCAACCAAACTTGCTAGTTCCGGCCATTGTTATCAATCCAATAACTCTGCTCAATAGCCCCAATACTAGAACCAGGGTCATAAAGTTTAGACTTAGGGTTCTTCACTCGGCTGTCCCTCCATAACAAATATGGAAGAACAGCCCAAAGTGGAGAAAGCACTATAAGTATTCCTACTACTTGGATGCTAACACCTGCTCCAAATAACCTGCACGATAGATTTGTGGGATAACAAATTCGTCACCCGACACAAACACAATGTCGTCATCAGTCATTTCGATCTCGGCAGAACCAGATGCTGAACCAGCACCCAACTCAAAGATAGACAAGTTATACAACCCAGTCGGTAGTTTCACAAGAGACCACTTACCATGCGCATCTGCCTGAGTGTGCGCCATGTGTTCTGTGACCTCCAGGATTTCCTGAACAGTCTTATAGTTAGTTGTGCCAATAGCCTTACCCAGTTGGGTTCGCGGCACACCGGCCTCGTCAGCCAGCCGAAGAGCCATATCTCTATCCATGCGATAGGAAGAGATACGCTCCTCGAACTGAGCCTTGAGTTCAGCCTCGATAGTCGCCTTGGCAATAGTGAACGCCAAGTGCTTTTCAGCCAGAGCATCAAGACTGGCTTTTGCGTGGGGCGATAGTCGGGTCATACTATACCGACACCCCAACGCCACCAGACGCTAGCAGAATACCGCTCTCGGTTTCCAAGAACACAGTAGTGTCAGTGTTCTCATACTCCTTGAGATAAGTGGTCAGGTCGTCAATAGTAGGCTCAACCGAACTCTTGAACGCTACATGAGCAGTGAACAAGCCCTCGCCAAGCGACTGACCAATGACAACCTCAAGAACCTCGGTGTCACCCAATCGATCAAAAAAGCCGGTAGGCGTTTCATGAGTGAATGGTGATGCCATTGAAGTTACTTCGTCAATTTCTCCGTTGATGATTAGTTTGTTTGTATACATATTTATCGTTTCCTCTCTAGTTTTTCTTTTCCTTTGTGGTTTGGACAATTACATTCGTGATTGTCCTCGGGGCTGTCAGTCTTCCTTAGAAGAGCAGCCTCAATCTCTGCTGATGTGCCAGTAGTTTCGCCGTTGTCCCAGTCGCGAATGTAAAGTTCGCCATGAACATCCCAACGCTCGCCTTTACTAACATTAGCGGCCGCCCAAATAGCCATGTCGCCAAAGACTGTAACAGTAAACCAGTTGTTGGTTACATTCTGTCTCTCCGTTGGCTCGGCAACCCGGAACGAAGTGATGGGCATGCCATCCTGCGTAACAATGTGCCTTGGGGTTGTTGCTACCAGTGTGTTACTTGCTATATAAATGCTCATATATCTCTCCTTTGTTTCGTTGATAAATCTAAACTACCAGATTATTCTGGGTCTGTCAAGTCGTTCATGACCGCAATTGCATCCATCAAAAAGCCTACACGCTTTTTAGCATCAGCAGGGTCAAGCGGTGTGTCGTTGATGTAAGACCATTCACAGGTTTCAAAATCGTAAACATCACCAGAGCCGGTAAATTCACCCAACTGGCCGAGGTCAATGCCCCAAAAGCCTGTGTAATGGTTGTAAGTAACGACAAAGTGTTCTACCAATGTTGGCTTACTCAGGGTAACCACCCAATTCATGTGCCGCATAATCTACTAGCGTATTGATCGATACCTCACAGAAGAAGTCGTTGGTGTTGTAAGCCTCAATGATGCCAGACCAATCGAAGTCGCTGACTGGTTGACCATAAAGGTCTTCCAAATCTGCCTTAGTCCAAATGAACGGAATAGCCACTTCGGCATCCTTATCCATCTTCTCCAAGATTTCCATGAAATACTCTACTGTGTTTACTTTACTCATTGTTATCTTCTCCTTGTGTAATGTTATATGCCTCTTCAAGTTTTGCAATATACCAATCTGGTAATGTCATGCTTTCTTCCTGTAAACTAGCCATTTTTGCCATGTATTAGTCCTCCTCAATCTTGCTGTAAATGTTATCGATACTAAAGTCGGTGCTGTCAAGTTTGAAATCCTCAGTCAGTAGTTCTTCAGCAATCAGTTCAGCCTCTTCATAAGACACAGCCTGAACAGTCACAGACAAATACCGGCGTTGACTAGCCTCAATGATGTAATCTCTAAACACAAGGTCAGGCTGCTCCTCTTTTACGACAACAGCATCAATGTCCCACACAGTGTTCACATCAACAACTTCTTCATACTGGGCATGCTCATAAGGCCAACCCATGCCAATAATCTTCTTCACATCCTCAAGGCTCTCAGCGTGGATTTCCCAAGTGCCAGTAGTGGTAGTAGTAAATGGTAGTAAGTAACTTTTCATTCGGTTCTCCTTTGTTCGGTTTTTGTTTATAAATTCAGTTTATAGGTTTTGGAATTAGTTGTCAAGTTTTTCTTCAAGAATTATGTGAACATAATTTCCTAAGAAAACTGGGACTGTAGCCTCTTCCAAAGTCAACACTTCAGCCTTAGAAACAACAGCATCAATCTCTTCAGCCTGAACAGCCCAATCGTTCTCAGCCGTATCCAACAACTGAGTAACCAACATTTCCCTAGCAGCCTCAAAGCCATTCAGTAATGGGCTGGTGTAAACCATCTGGTCTTCGCTTGCAACAATCACTCTATAAGTTGTCATAAATATCTTTCCTCGCTTTCATAACCACTTCAAAGAAAGTGGCCTGGGTGTAACTTAGTGTTTTGATTTGATCAAGGGTCAAGTATTCATACTCAACCCGGTAGAAGTTGTTGCGGTCTGGCCAAGTGTTCGCACTCTTTAGAGTGCCAAACGCTTGAACCAAAACACTATCTTCTGGCGTGTAAAACGCTACCACTTTAGCCATTCTTTTGTGCCTCCTTGAATTCGTAAATATAATCTTCGTCCCATTCAGTATAGCCGTCAACCCACTCAATATTATAAGTTTCGGTAAAGTCGTCGCTCAAAGCAATCTCTCTAGCCTCTTCAATTGTTGCGGCCTCAATCTCGTAATAGCCGTTTATTGTTTCTACTGTTTCTAAAATGTATTTTGGCATTTATACCAACTCCTCTACTGTGTTGAAAGAACGAATGTAATCATCTTCTTCTTTATGAACTCTTACTTGACGAGCCAACGCATCATCAAAGGTGCTGAATGTGCCATGAACAGTAATATCACCAATAGTGGTAACGCTAATCTCACACACAATAAACACTGGTCTGGTCTCAAGGTCTCGCCTAGCAATGACTGTGTAATTGTCGCCGCTAATCCACTGCTTAGTGTCCATCAAATATTCCATGGTCTTAGGCCTCCTCCGGGTATTCACTCAAAACTTCATAACCCTTGCTGGAGAAGTTACCCTTGTGCAAATCTTCAAGGTCAATGTAACCAGCGTTTACTCTGGCAACTAGAATGTCGGCCTCCTCTTTTGATGGAGCCTCAAAATAGTATTTGATAGTTTCAGTCATGCTAGCCCATGCTACATATTTTTTAGTCATTATCTCTCCTTGTGTTGTTGTCATATATCTAGTTTAGTGGTTTTTGAATGTTTGTCAAGTTGTTTCCCAACAATCATTCATGCTCCAATCGCCTGGCACTTTTACCAACTCTTCCAATGTGTCATAGGCCACGCTGTCAAACATTTCGTGGTTCCAACTTTCTTTGCCAACAATGGAAATTGTCAAACTACCGGCAATTTCGTGGTCGAATGCATAATCGTAAACTCTTTCATTAGCCATTTGGGCCTCCTTTGATCGATTGGTTATAAGTCCAGTTTAGTCCTTTTTAGAGGCTTGTCAAGCAAAAAACGCAAAATAGTCAAAGAATTATTTATGATAAGTTTTACCATATTCAACCACCACTACCCCACACTATTTCCAGAAACACTATTTTATTCCTTCAAAAAAATACTATTTCATTAGTGAAAATAAATAGTGTTTACGGATGTAGCGTTTAGATATTGGAATTGAATATGATAAAAACAATGAGAAAAAGAGTATAATTTACCATATTCAATCGAGAAAAGGGACAAAATGAAAATCTCCCAGTCTATCTAATTATTATATATAATAATATATATATAAATAATACAGATAGAGACCCAAACCAAAACTTTAGGAATTAAATATGAAAACCGCGCAGAATTTTCAAACCACCGCCCTGCGTCTAAAACCCCGCATATTTTTCAAAAAAAGCACCTGTGTAAAGCAACAAATAATACTGCAGCATTTAGCATCACTACAGATCACAAAATTTAGAATGTGACATTAGCAATCAGCATTTAGAATTCAGCATTCAGCATTAAACATACAGTATTCAGCAAATACAGCCAGGCCCAAGTCGACCCCTAAAGGCCGGGGTCCGCCTTGGCTAATAAAGAAACAACAGAAACAACAGAAAAAACAAAAACTGTAGTTACGCCTTTGGTAGGCGACTCTACGAGCTCGCCTCCCAACGGCTCGATAAAAACAAACAACTAAACATAGGAGAAAAAATGAATCTAAGAGATTCGCGTAAATTATTCAAAGTAATTTACAAAATAGACCCTGTAACATCCGAAGCAAGATACGAGCTAGTTCTCAAAGAAAACGACGCAGACTTCGGATACATCAGAGACTATGTAGACGAACTATGGACACCATGCCACAAGTTCATCGGATACTCATGGTTAGCAAACAAAACCGACGAAAACGGCAAACTAATCATGGAATACCCAACACGCTACAACCAGTATCAAGAAGTTGAAACCGAATACCTAGACCTAGAACTAGAAAGCGGATTCAACCAAGCACTACTTGATGCAGGTCACTTCTACCACCAAACTAGAAGTTTCGTATTCCCAGACTATTCACCACTATCACTAAAAAGGTAATAGACAATGCGCAAACTACACAGTTACGAAGAAATCACTGACAAACTTCGCGGAATCGACGAAGGCGACAGTGAAATCGTAGAAGTAGATGTAATACCAAACTATCTGTTCACATTCAACAAATCGTTGAACCAATGTGACATATGGGTAACAAACGGTATCACAAAACGAGAAGAATCCTTCTACCAGTTAGTAAACCTAATCCCACTACACGGGCAAGACTGGGAAGAATTCAAACAAGAAGGACTAATCGATTACGCCAGAATCATATACATGGGCTGGTTCCACTCAAACCTACCTGAAGAACTAACTTTTCAGGTATAACCAAGGAAAAAAGGAAAAATGAGAAATCTCAACCGAGACTTCATCGAAGTCGCAAAAAAGCTACACGAAGTAGCAGCAACACACGGAACATTCACCGAAACCGCATCACAGATAAGCGTTGAATCAATCAATGAACTAAACTCATTCATTGACTCAAACAACATCAACGGTGTAGGTATCGCATACTACGGTGGTGTAAGTCGTATCACATTCAAAGGCTTAGTAAGCGACCCAGACAACGGGGACATTTACCTGCTAGAAACAACATACGAAATGCTAAAAAAGTATCGCAACGACGCAATCCTATGGATGCAGTTCCGTTACGAACTAAGCAACCTACTCAACGAAGCAGGCATTGAAACATACAGTGATGGCAACTACATCCGTATCAATCTTGCAGACTCAGCACAGTTGCAGAAAATGCTAGAAATTGTAATGGAAGACATGACATTCGGTGTAGAATTCCTAGCATACGGACTGTCAAGTTACAACCGCACATTCGCAGACTACTTCGCACACTACGAGCGTAACCAGCGAATCAACGGTCAAAACCAATCCACTGAAGGCCTAAGCAAAAAGATTGCAGATCGTCAAGCTCAAGAACTAGAGCCAGCACAATGGATGGCAATCGAAGACGAGATACAAAAATACCAAACACAAATTGGTAACCACATTGTATCCAGAACATGGGGATGGGAAATTGAAGCACCAAACCCAGGCTCAGGTGTTCGCACACCAATGGGTGTAGAAGCAGGATCAGACGGTTCAGTAGAATCATACGAAACCGACACAGACGGTTGCGAATGCGACTGTCGTTCATGCACCTACCACTCATGCGACTGTGGCAACTGCAACGACTACAATGACGACCCAGAACACTGCAACGACAGTGACTGCAACAACATTGTATCCTACGAATTCCGCACCACCGGTGGCATCACCCGTGCACTGCACCCAGGACTTCGTATGCTCCTTGACCAAATCAAGGACACAGAAAAGAACGAAACCGCTGGAACACACATTCACGTCTTTGCAAAAGACTTGACTGCAAAACAGATTGGTATCGTTCTAGCAGGTTACGCAATCACACAGCGTATCTGGGATGTAATCTGTGGCCGTAATGTAAACGACGACGATGGTCGTTGCAGAACCTACGCAAACCACATTCCAGCAGAATCAATCAGTGCAACACTACGCACTGACACTCTGTATCACGTTGGCAAATTCACAGCCATCAACACACACCACGCAGCAAACGAGCGAGGCACTTTAGAGTTCCGTCAAATGGACTGTAACTTCAGCTTCGACCGAATCACCTTCATGGCGTGGATGGCTCGTGGACTCATCCAAACCGTAAAGAACGGCGCACAAATCACTGACTTCTTTGCAGTAAAGAACATCACCGATTTCGTCGAAATTTACGCAAAATACGGATTCACCTTCAGCGAAGAAACAGCAAAAGTTGAAGACCCATACGGTTCGCGTTACCGTCAAGTAACACGCACCTTCCAGGTTGCTTAGTCAAATGGCTAAAGTCAAAATGAAATGGGTAGACACTGAAGAGATACTAAAAATCAAATCAGGTCGCAAAGTCCGTTACGAGGTTACACAATTCATGGAAGAACTCTATGCAAACCCAAACGCATGGGCAGAATATCCAGTGAAAGTAAACTCACACGCCTGGGCGTATCGAATCTCAGAACGATTCGCTCAAATCGAGGTAGCACAGACAGGCGGAAACAACCTGTCTGTGACCCACCCAGATAAAAAACTCTGGACAGTATACATGAGATACAATCCAGACCTTCCAAAGGAGAAGAAATAGAAACGAAATAAAGTAGAAGAAACTATCGCAATGTGCGTCAGTTTCACAGTGTTCCTAATAATCGCATTAGGTCCACTATTTTGTTGAATAAAAAATGTGGGGGTCAGAAATGGCCCCCACAACCAAACTAAGGAGAAACACAATATGTGCGGAATCGGTGGCTTTAGCCTATCCAAACAAAGCAAAATCAACCCACGCAAAGTAGCGCATGCGTTACTAACCGAAATGGAAGCCAGAGGCTCAATGGCCTCAGGTTATGCATGGGAAAATGCAAAATCATCAGGTGTCTACAAACGAGACATTGCAGGATCCAAACTAAGCATGTGGCACATGCCACGCAACGCAAAAAATGCTATCCTGCACACTCGCCTAGCCACACACGGCAGTGCATCAGTCAACGCCAACAACCACCCAGTAATGTCACCAAACGGTAACATCGCACTCGTGCACAACGGTGTAATCTACAACCACACCAAAGTGCGAGGCGAACTACCATACCAGCTACCAGAAGTAGACACATCAGTAATCCCAGCAATCCTGCAAAAATACGGTGTAGACAAGTTCAGTATGCTCGACGGCGACGCTGCAGTAGCATGGTTAGACAGTGACCTACGAAACCAAATCACAGTAGCACGAATCAACCACTCACCAGTATGGGTCGCACAAAGCAGAGACGGCTCATTCTTCTTCGCATCAACCGAACACATCCTATGCACAGCATTAGACCGTGCCAAAATTGATTACGAATGGGTATACGAAGTCGGAGAACGCAAAATGTTCACCGTAAGCGAAGGTGTAGTAACCAACTTTGAAAATGTAGTCGAACTAGACCCAGCATACGAAGAACGTTGGACACCAAGCTACTACGACAAATACCGTCACATGACAGCCGGAGGCAACCCAAACAGTTCATGGGAATCCTACGGCACCGGCCTAGACATAGGCGGAGGCATCACAGAATACACACCAAACCACGAAGACATGGCAAACTGGGGAATCAACACATTCGCAGACTTCAGAGCATGCTTCAGCGAAGTAGGCGGAGTATTCTACGACGGCAACGGCGACATGATTGGCGACATCGAACAACTCATGGACGAATACGAGGACTTCAAATACGGTGCATGGCTAGAAGAACACAGCCAAGGCCGAAAAGAACCCTCAGAAACCGAACTATGGGGTCGTGTAGATGACTGGCGATGACAAATCAAACAACGAAGTCATCACATGCGATGTGTGCGGAGAAATGATGCTCTACTGGCAATTCCAAGCACACCTAGCAAAAAACTAGCAACACATCCCGAGCAAGATGTAAAAAGGCTCAAAACACCCTTCATGCGCGCATCGTGCCGTGTGAAATCCGAAAAACATGGCCTTTGCCATGATTTTATAACAAGGAGAGATAGCCTTATGGGCGTTTCAAAGAAAATCAAAGAGAAATCAAACGCTGAGTTGCAGTTGGAGTCGTTGCAGGAGCTTGTTGACGCTTATGAACGCGTTATTGCAGACTTTGGGCAGGACATTGGTTGGCCGAAGCGTTTGCAGAAGAAGGTAATTGCAGCGTTGGACCAGCGTTTGTATGAGTTGGACAATGTATGGCGTGAGCTGTATGAGGCTGAGTTGGACGCTGAGGAAGAGTTCAACAAGAAGTAGTAAAAGTTTGGGCAGATCTACACGCATATTGTGGCGTGTGGGTCTGCCCTTTTTTTATTGTTGTTTGGGCAGGGAAAATCCGCGCACATTTTTGTGTGGTTCATGCTGCGTATAGATAGATAGTTAGTTGTTTTCCTGGTGGCACCAATAAAACCTGTGGTGTGGATATTGTGGTTATTTGTGGGTGTTGGCAGGTCGTGATGCCCGCTACGCTGGGGCATCTCGTCCTTGCTGAAAGGTAGTAATGAAAAGCGTTGTTGTGAATAAATATAAAGATGAATATGATGTTTATATTGGTAGAGGTAGTAAGTGGGGTAATCCTTTTGTGATAGGAAAGGATGGTAGTAGGGAAGAGGTAATTGAAAAATATGAAAAGATGTTGAGCATAAATGTGGAATTGTTGAGTGTGCTTTTATGTGAATTGGAAGGCATGAGATTAGGATGCTTTTGCAAGCCTGCGGCTTGCCATGGGGATGTGTTAGTTGAGTATGTGGAAAAGATGAGGGGATAAAAGCAGGGCGTTCCCCCCTGCACCCCCCTTACACGCACCACTTTAGTTCGTGGTCCCCTTTAGTTGAAAGATTAGAGGGGACCGACAAGCCGGCCCCCTCGATTCTTTTGGTGGTTGGTAACGCAGACACACACCGTGTAGGCGTAAAACATAAAATAGATAAGGTAAAACATCATGTCAAAGCAAAACAAGGCAATTTCGTTCGACTTCAACGCAGTATCGGGTGGCGGAGAATACACGCTTATCCCTGTTGGTCGTTACGCTGGCGTTATCACAGACGCTCGTTTCGTAGATGTAAAGTCTACTGGTGAACAGCGTTTGTGGGTTCAGTTCCGTATCAACGGTCCAAAGCAGAGCGGTCGTTATGTAACCACCCTATGCGTTCTTGACGCTAGCGCCCCTTCAGCATACAAGACCAAGAGCCTTGTAGAAGCCGCTGAACACCACCTAGGCGGAATGTATGTTCCAGCAAACCCTGCCGAATTGATTGGCGCTTTCGTTGCCGCTAACATTGTCGTATGGACACCACGCAATGGCAACACCACCAACGACATTGGCTCGTTCGCACTATCTACCCAAAAGGCAGAAGTAGAAAAGTTTGTTGAAGAAGTGGCGTCTCACTTCGACATTGCTCAGGCCGAAGTAATGGCAGCTAAGGCAAAGCAAGCGTTCTAACCCGTATGAGTGTAAGCCCCCCTTGACGCAAGGGGGGATTACCTCTTGTAAAAAATAGTAGAAAGATAAAAACATGTGTGAACTAAACGGAACCAAGTGTATCGAAACTATCATTTGCGTATGGTGTTCAACCACCTACAACGAACTACCAGAGAACCAAGCATGTATCAAATGTAACGCAAGCGGACACTGGGCAGAAATCGAAAGCCCAATCGGACAACTAGCACTAAGCAGAAAGGCGTAAAATGAAAACGCTAATCCTAATGTGGACAACCACACTCACGCTCGCATGGTTCGTTCAAGCCAACAACGACAGCATAGCCCGCCAACTACAAGACGGCGAAACCAGCATAGCCAAAGCGTTAGAACACGGAAACATGTTCTTCACCGCAAGCCTAACAATCATGCTACTCACCACAATCGCCGCAACAGCCCACGCTGTTCGCAAGTTTCTAGCGTAACCCCCCCTTCACGCTAGACAGGAAAGCCGGTAATCGAACTCCCCCTTCGGTTATCGGCCTTTTCCTAATTCGGCCAATTGTCGTCTACTCACGCCGCCAGCGACGCTCGCATCCGCCAGCCCTCCAGTGTGGTATCAAAGACTTCAATTTATTAGCCGAAAAGATAAATAAGGTAGTGTTCTCCCCCCACATGCGTATCGGAAGCTGTTTTGTGAAAATGGTGTGGTAGGATGTGTGTATGAATATTTTTATTGATGCTACTTGGTCGGATGAGCCGATCTCTCTTCACCTTGCCGCTTATGATGAGGGTGATGAGTCGATTGTTTATGTGGCGACTTTTAATGATGAGCATGTTGTGTTTTTTGAGGCTACGGCGGATGTTCCGTTTTGGTCTTTGGTGCAGGTGGCTGTGCAGTGTTTGAATGAGGAGTTGGAGTGGTTGGGTTAACTCAGTCTCAGCGGATGCTTTTAACTTTGAATCAGGTTAAAACTTCAGCTGAGATTTATCCGTCTTCGGTTTCTAAGCCGGAAAAAATTTCGCGTCGTAAGAAAAATAAAAACCAGAGGAAGGCCAGGAGGTTTAATCGTGTCTAGAGGAATTACTGATGATGCTGAGGATGTTGAGGAGACGTCTGAGGATGCTGTTGATTTGAATGAGTTGGCGGAGATGGTGTTTATTGTGTTTAATGAGGTTAAGCTTTTGCATGAGAAGCTGGATAAGTTGTTAGAGAAGTAGAAGATGGCTAGAGGCGAGATTAGTTTACTTGACGAGACTTTGTTGCGGGCTGCGGCTTCGGGTAAGTCTGGTGAGGAGATTGAGCGTTTGACGGGTATTCCGGCTGCGCAGGCTGTTGTGCATGTGAAGAACATCCTTGCTAGAAGGGATGTGTGGTCTGAGGTTGAGCAGAGGCAGTTGTTGGTGCATGAGTTGAATGAGTTGAAGAATTCGTTGCAGCAGAATGCGATTGAGTTTAAGGATCCGACGAGTGCTAGGTTGTTGTTGCAGACGTTGACTGAGTTGGGTCGGCGTTTGGATTCGCAGAAGGCACAGTTGGATGAGCAGGTGTTGCGTTTGTCTGAGTTTCAGCAGGGTATCTTGCTAAGGGCTATGGATTCGGCTTTGGGGTTTGCTAAGAGGCAGTTGAAGGAGCAGTATCCGGATGTTGATTCGGATAAGTTGGATGCGCTTGTTGGTGAGGGGCTTTTGTTGGCTAAGCATGAGTTGATGGCTGAAGATGATTGATGGTGTGATTGATGGGGTGGTTGCTGATATTCAGCGCCGTTCTAAGAATTCTTTGTATTTGACGGATCCTGTGGCTTGGTGCGCGGATGTGTTGGGTAAGCATGTGTGGTCTAAGCAGGCTGATATTATGCGTTCCCTTGTTGACAATACGCACACTGCTGTTGTGTCTTGTAATGGTGCTGGCAAGTCTGCTATTGCGGGTATGGCTGGTGCTTGGTGGGTTTCGGTGCATGATCCGTATGAGGTGGCGTTGATTGCTTCGGCTCCGACGTATCCTCAGATTGCGCGTGTTTTGTTTCGTGAGTTGAAGGATAACCATAAGGCTGCGGCTTTGCGTGGGTTTAATTTGCCTGGGCACATTAACCAGTCTGAGGAATGGAAGTTGGACGATGAGTATGGAACTTTGGTTGGTTTTGGTCGTCGTCCTGCTGACACCGATATTGTTTCTGCCTTCCAGGGTATTCACCGTCGATACGTTATGGTGGTTCTTGATGAAGCTGGAGGTATCCCTACTGATTTGTATACTGCTGCTGAAGCTGTTACTACTACTGCTGACTCGCGTGTTTTAGCGATTGGTAACCCGGACCGTCGTGGCACAGAGTTTCACCGCATTTTCCGTGAGGACGAGACTTGGAATAAAATTCAGATTTCTGCGTTTGATACACCGAATTTTACTGGGGAAAAAGTTCCAGAGAATTTGACGCCGTTGTTGATTCAACCGACGTGGGTGGATCGTCAAAAAATTGCGTGGGGTGAGGATTCGGCTCGTTACCGTTCTAAAATTTTGGCTGAGTTCCCTGAAGAGGATGACACCACGTTTTTTAGTCAGCAGGCTATTGATAAGGCTGTGGATTTGGAGATCGAAGAGGATATGAACATTCCGGTTGTGTTGGGTGTGGACTTGGCGCGCTTCGGTGATGACGATTCGGTGATTTACACGAACAGAGGGGGCCTTCTGCGCCATTATGCGACATGGAACAAAGCTAACGCTGTTGAGTCGGCTAACCGCGTCCACGAGGCTGCTGTGGCTTTGGGTGCGACTGAGGTTCGTGTGGATGCTACCGGTTTGGGTGCGCCGGTTGTGGATATGTTGGCGACTATGTGTGATAACAAATATATTGTTATTAGCATTATTGGTTCGGCGGCTTCACCTGATAACACTCGTTGGCTGAATGCCCGTGCCGCTGGTTATGATTCTTTGCGTGAGGGCATGATTATGGGCAGGATCGATTTGGATTTGGATGACAAGGACTTGTTGGACGAGATGATGGGCATTAAATACAAGTTTAGTGCTAAGGGTTCGATTCAGATAGAATCTAAGGATGACATGCGCTCTAGGGGTATGAAGTCTCCTGACCGTTTGGACTCTGCCATGTATGCGGCGTTGGATATGTCTAAGCTTTTGGGTTCGCCGTTTGCTAATTCTCGCCCTGGTGACAGGGTTTTGATGGATGCTGACATGATGGATTCGCGTTTTCCTTTCTACAACTCGTGGACGTGGTAGAATAATAGTAGATATTTTAACTTTTTGGAGCTTATTTTGACAAATCCGGACCTTTTTGACGAGTCTTACAACGACATGGCACGAGCTATTTTGGCTCTTGATGACCAGGGTTGGACGCCTTTGGGTGAACTTGCCACTGAATTAGACGCTTTTAGCCTTGGTGCGTTGCACGATATCGCTAAAGAGCTGTCTGAGCGTGTGGATGGTAACCCGCTGTTAAAGCGCGGTTTGGGCCTTCGCACAAGCTATGTTTTTGGTAAGGGGGTCGAATTTGATAACATTTCGGCTCGTGTTAAGGAACTTATTGAGTCTCCTCAAAATCAGGCTGTTTTGTTCAGTTCGCAGGCGATGGCGATTAATGAGCACTCACATTTTACTGCTGGACAGTTTTTTATTCTAGGTAACATGAGCAACAAAAACCTTCAGCGCATTCCGTTTAACGAGATCACTGGCTGGGTTACAGACCCTGATGACATGGAGTTTGTGCGCTATTACAAGCGTTCTTGGACTCGTCACCCTGAGAATGGTGGCAAACCTGTTCAGGTTTCGGCTTGGTATCCTTCTGACCTTTACACTCCTATGGGTCGTTTCCCTTCTTCGATTGAGGGTGTGCCGGTTGACCCTACTAAGGTAATGTTTACTTCTGCGGTTAACAAACGCGCTGGAACTATTTGGGGTGTGCCTGACGCTATCTCTGCTTATCCTTGGGCTCACGCTTATAACGAGTATTTGAAGGATGGTTCTCGCATTCTAAAGTCGTTGGCTATGTTTGCTTGGCAGTTGAAAGCTAAGAGCCGTAACGGTGCGACACAAGCTGCCGCTTCGATTGCTACGCCACAGGCTGCTGGTTCGATGGCTATTACTGGTTCGGACATGGAGTTGAATGCTTTGCCTCGTTCTAACAGTGTCGACTTGGGTAGTGGTCGCGCTTTGGCTGCTATGGTGGCTTCTGCTTTGGAGGTTTCTGTTGTTACGCTTATGTCGGATCCTGGTTCGTCTGGTGCTTACGGAACTGCACAGACTTTGGATGTTCCAACCATTAAGGCTATGCAGGCTCGTCAAAAGATTTGGGAGCAGTTGTTTGGTCGCGTGTTGAAGTTCTTTGGTGCTAGTGCTAAGTCTGGTGTGAAATGGCCTAAGATGGAGCAGGAAGCTACTTACCGTCAGATCCAAGCGATTTCGTTGGCTTATGAGGCTGGGGCCCTTTGGGAAGACGAATACCGTTCTGCTGTTTTGGACGAGTTGGATGTTGTGCCACAGCACAAGGGTATTTCGCCAATGGCTCAGTCTAAGCTTGATGGTCTTGAAGCTAACGCTAACAGCCAGCAAGATTCTTCTGGCGACAACAATACTCCGGCTTCTTCTGGTCAAGGCCAGTCTGGTGCTGTTGGTAAAATGTCTAACAGCGATAACACACTCCGCGATATGGACGGCAACCCAACCGCATAAAAAAAGAGTATGGTATCATTACATATAGAAAAACATTTTATGTATTGGAGTTTTTATGACCGTTAAGCTTAGTGAATCACTTGGCTTCGAGGCCAGTGAAACCAAGAAGAAATGGCACGTCAAGATCATTGAGGCAGGCTGGGGTTCTTCAGGTTATTACCCTGCGTCTGTGCTAGAAGCGGATGGACCATCTGTTTTTAAAGCTGGCACAAAAGTTTTCATGAATCACCCTGGGTTAAATGACCGCCCTGAGCGTGATGTGCAGAAGCTTGCTGGTAAACTTGTAAGCGATGCAGTTTTTAAAGAGAATGCTCTTTTTGCAGATATTGAATTTTACTCTAGTTACGCTCCGGTTATCCGTGAGATGGCTGGAGATGTAGGTTTGTCGATCCACGCTTTTGGCGATGCCAAGCTTGGAGAAGCAGAGGGTCGACAAGGCCCTATCGTCGAGTCGCTGATTGAAGATCCTTTGACTAGCGTCGATGTTGTCACCGTAGCCGGAGCTGGGGGTAAGTTTCTTACTCTCCTCGAAAGTTACACAAGAGAATCGTTAACAGAAGTTACCGAATCACTAACGGAAGGAAATGGTATGTCCATTACTAAGGAAGAATTTGATGCAGCAATTGCTGACCTCAAAACTGCCTTCGTTGAGGCACTACTACCTGTAGTCGAGTCTGTCTCGGTGTTGGTAGAAGCTGCAAAGCCTGTCGAGAGCGAAGAGGGCCAGGAAGTTCCTGCTCTTAGCGCACTAGACATTGCAGAGAAGTTCAACGAATCAGGTCTACCTAAGATTGCCCTTCAGCGTGTAGCTGAGGCTCTTAGCGTTGAGACCAACGTCAAGTCACTTGACGAGCTACTTGAAAGCGAAAAGGCTTACGCTGCTTCGTTGACAGAAGCTATCACCCCTGTTGCTACCGAGACCGCTGGCGTTGTCCACGAGTCGGCTGCAAAGTCAACCACAACCCTAGCAGAGGACTTCGACAGCGTTGTTTCTCGTATGCTTGGTAAGTAAAGAAAGGTAAATCATGGCTCTTAACGAGATTTATGCAGTAGCTAATAGCCTGGTCTTTCCTGTAGCAGACACCGTTGTTTCGGGAGATCTAGTTCAGGTTGGTCAGATTGTTGGTATTGCCGAGCACGACGCAAAAGAAGGCGAGGATGGCAACACTTACGCTACCCTTAAGCTTACTGGCGCATTCAAACTAGAAACCGAAGACACAATTTCTGTTGGTGCAAAGGTATATGTTAGCAGCGCAGGCGTTGTTACCACTACCAGCACAAGCAACAAGCTTATTGGTCACGCTATCAAGGCAGGCACCGGCTATGTAGTCGTTCGCCTACACCAGAACTAAGGATAGGTAAAAATGACTGAAAACATTACAACCCGCCAGGTTGAAGCCGCAAAGCTCCTCGAAGGTGCTCTACGCGGTGACCGCATGGACAAGCTAAAGCTACAGGAAGGTATCTCTACCTCTGACCTGCCAGTTCAGCTTGCCCCAACCATCAACAAGATTATGCTTGCAAACTATGCAGAGCAGCCAAAGGTTTGGGACGCTTTCGCTACCAAGCTTGTTGTTGATGACTTCCGCCCACAGCAATACATGAACCTAGCTTACGAAGACGAAGGTCTTGACAACGCTGGCGACAAGTTCCGCAATGGTTCGCTTCCAACTGTTGGCGAATACGACGAGTATCCTACCGCTGGTTGGTTCTCTTTCTCAGAGGCTGAGTTCTCTGTGAAGAAGGCCGGTTCGCGCGTTCGTTTCTCATGGGAATCAATCGTTAACGATGGCAACATCTCGCTACTAGAGCGTCTACCTTTGGAGCTAGCCCGCAAGGCTGCTGGCAAGGAAGACGAAGAAGTTACGAAGCAGCTTGTTGGCGCTTCTGGTCTAAACACCGACAACTTCAAGTCTGGTAACCAGAACTTGCTTTCGGGCAACCCAGTTCTATCGCTAGAGGCTCTTGAGGCAGCTATCACCGCAGCAAACGTTCAGACCTACAATGGTAACTCTGTAACACCTCTAAGCCGTTTCGTGCTTGTTGTGCCACAGGCTCTTGAGCTAACTGCTAAGAAGATCCTTGCTATCCAGCAGGTTCGCAACGAGATCACTTCGGGAAGCACTGTTACTTCGACTGTTTCGGGTAACCCAATTGCTTCTTCGATCCAGATCGTTGTAAACCCTTGGATTAAGAAGATCTACAACAACAGCAACGCTGACAAGATGTGGTTCTTGCTACCTGTGCCTTCGGACACAATCAACCCAGGTATCGTTCTTGGTTTCCTACGCGGACACGAAGCTCCAGAGCTTCGCGTGAAGGCAAACTCGGGTCTATACCTTGGTGGTGGCCAGGTTCCAGCTCGCGAAGGTTCGTTCGACAACGACGACTTCGAGATGAGAATCCGTCACATTGCTACTGGTGGCTTCTTGCTTCCAACCGGAACCATCGCTTCGACTGGTGCCGCTAGCTAATAGCTTCACAATGAAAGCCCCCACTTCGGTGGGGGTTTTCTTTTACCTGCTATAATAGTATTGTCGCGCGCCTCCTTCGCGACTGCCACCCTGTTGAGTTTTTACTCCAGGGTGGCGCTTTTTTGTGGTAGAATTGGAGGATGATAATCTTTCCAGACAATAATCTTCCAGGCGGGTCGCAAGACTGGGCCGATACTGTCGAGCGCGAAATTAAGAAGCTTGATAAGCGTCCTATTGG